GTCTGACGCCTGCCACTTTAAAATAGCGTTCGCCAGTAGCGGGACTAATGCCGCGCTCTTTTGTGCAAAAAATGCGTTGGAGTATTGTCCAACCATCATGTGCCATAGAACGTGGTCTAAATCCTTTCTGTCTACTTTGTCACCATCGGCAACATCGTCGAAAAACTGTATGGATCTGTAGAGATCAATTAGCCACTCTGTGGCCTCTTCTGGTAGGCAGAACACTTCAACGAAATTACGCCTTAGCCAGTCAACATCTTCCATCAAGCAGTCCTTTTCACATCATTGTCTCATATATTTGCGTTAATTCAATTCTTATGCTATCTCGCTGCCGGTCGCGCTCAGGACCAAAGAGTTAGCAGCGCCAGCCTGCGTTACAATCGTGCCACCATCAGGTAGCACCTGACCAATCAACTCTGGGCATGAGTAGGTCTCGCGAGGCGCAATTGTCCTAGCGTTAATCACCGTATTAGACGCCAAAGGATTACCGGCAGAGTTAGCGTTGGGTAGGTAGACAGTGATAAAGGCATTGCTTGCGCCCACGTTCGTAACCGTGAACTTGTCAATTATCGTAGTCACGCCGGTCGCAGTGTACTGAATGGTCGCCGCCGTCTCTGCCAGCCTTCTTGAAATAATGTTCGTTACTGTAATAGCCATAATAAACCTACTGTTGTACCTGCGTGACTGCAACCAGAACCGCTGGCGCTGTTGGAGCGAAAGCCGTTGCAGGCGTGGCGTTTAGAAATAAACCTGTATCATCTACAGCGAACATTATCTCAATGTAGTCGTTAGCTTGCAGTGAAATAAAATCACTTTTGGCAGTTGATTTTGATTCGTTGTTACCTGATAAGGTAACCAAGCTCGCGCTGTCAGGAATGTCTACGCCGTTCTTCCTGAACCAAAACCATGCGTTCTTTGCACTCGCAGAATTAGATAGCAACTGTATATTTGTGGAAAAATTGTACAATCCAGAATTAGCCGCGACCAGTCTGGATGCTGGCGTCCCCAAAGTTATTCCGTTAGCAACCTCTGTCGTGTTGAATACAACTGCAACCGCAGTATTGATTGACCCAGCAGCCTGATCTGTGGTCCGGGCAAACTGACCGTAATACTTCTGCTGTTCGATAATCGGGCGTACAAATATCTCACCCTCAGTCGCGCTGACAACGACCACAATCGCAACTGGGATCGATATATTAGGGGCCGTTGGCTTGACCTTCGTAAAGGCTCCAGCCGTGGTTGGGCTTGCGTATAGTTCGTCACCCAATGCCCAAGACTCGCCCTCTGCGCTGCCGGTAGTGTCAATGCCTCGGACATTTCCGAAGGTCGTTACAAACCCTACCTCGCCATTTAAAATGTCCTGAGTTGCTACGCCTAAAAAGTATTCAGACTGATACGTCCCGTCAGCAATGTAGTCCAGAAACTCAATCCTGTTCTGCCCGTTGACCCCAGCAAACCCAATCGTTGATCCGTTGGTAATCGTGGACCCGGTGTTGTTGCGTCCGTAGATATAGGTCTCTTGGCCTACCTGTTGGACTACACCGCCAGAATGATGGAGGTTTAGCGTGTCATCAAACGCATTCCAAACCACGCGAGCATCTTTGTCCGCGTGTGGTGCGGAAGGATTAAAGTCGATGTAGTCGGTCTTGAGGTGATTAGTGTCTACCGCCTGATTCGCGGTGTTAGAGGCCAACTGAGCGATGATCTCAACGTCAACAATCGTGTTATCACTGCTGCCAGCGTCCACAGTGTCAAACAGCTTCTCGAACTGTATTATCTGTTCGTGATCCTTCAGGAATACCGCTAACTGGTCCCGGGTTAGTCCTAGCCTTGATTTAGCCATTTTAGTAGGCCAACGGCTCTACCTGAGCCTCTAGTCGAGCAAATGATACATGCGCGTCAGATTCGCCTCTAAACCTTTGTATCCTCCAGTTGACCATTGACCCCTGCTGAAACCAAACCAGCCGCTTGTTTCTGTTGCCCTGCGTTCCGACCTTAATCGACCGCGACTGACTCCATGTCTCGCCGTCAACCGAGTAACTTGTGCTAATGACCGGATTAGTGCCAAACGAAACGCGCCCAGTTAGAGCGACCAGCTCAAGCTCATGAAAAATTGCTCCGCGACCTTCGTTGTAAATAATATTGGTTGAGAACTCCCAGCGCACCTTTGACCCATAGTGCGAGCCAATATCATCTTGGAAGTACCCAATTACGTTAGAAGTTGGATCACCAATCAGCCACTTGTCGTAACACCAAACAATGTCTCGCGCCTTGTACTGAGACAGTCCAGTTTCTGAGGTTGTCAAAACAAACCAAACCGGAATGTTTGTTGCCTGAGTCGCGGTGTAGTCAAACACCAAGGTTTGGTCAGGCAGATGAACGTACAGGTGCTGATGGTTTCTGTCGTTCCTAGATTCAAGTTTAACCTTGGACAACTGCACCTCAGTGTAGTCAGTCAAGATTTCATCCACTTCCTTGGTTGAGATCTTATTGGCCTGAGCGTTAACGCCCAAAAAAATACCGGGTGACTCGTTACGACCGCCTCCTAAAAACGCAACCGTCTCGATAAACACGCAACAGGCGTGAGTGCCAACGCAGCCCTTCTGAATCTGCGCGCCCTCTACACGTTGAAACGGAAACAGATTACCGCCTACGTTGTCGAATACCTCAATTGTGTGCCGGTTAACCGCGTATATTTCATTTCTAAGCTTGACGAGAGCTGTTACAGGGTCAGGATCAATCTCAGATGATCCATACTTCAAGGGGTTGACTGCAAACGGGTCTAACAGCTCTGTAACCACTAAAAATTCGCCGTCAGTGGTCATGAAGTAGCCATCTATCCAAACGACATCAAGGACCGGCCCTAGATCTGGGTCAGTCACCTGATCAACTGACGTGCCGTCCCAGTAAAATAGTTTGCCACCACTAGCAACCGCCAGAAGGTCAAAGGAGTAGTCCATTGTGACTAGATTATCGTCAGTGCCGCCAACGTCTCCAAGCACAGTGACCGTACCGTCAGACGCAATTGAGCATAGGGATGTACCCATAACCCGGTAACAGACGCCGTCTCGCTCGATACCGCCCCTGTTTACGCCGGGCCCCTCACCATTCTTAGTCAATCCATCAGCAGGCCTTAGATAGCCGTTGCTGATCCCTGACTGTTTTGGCACAGGTATTAGGTTTACCGGGTAGCTGGTTCGTATTTCTGCCTGACGGTCATCAGTGAATATACCGTTTAGGATGGGTATCTGCATGATTCACGCTCAGTATCCGGGTTTTGGTTTAGGCTTTCTTTTGATCGGCTTTTTTTTCTTTTTGGGGTACATTATTTTTTCTTCGCTGTCTTAGCTGCTTGCCTAAATGCCTTAGCACTAGGCGCACCTTTGGATCCGGGCTTTCGCATTTTTTCGCCTGAGCCTGCTTTAATTCGTTTCTTTTTCGCCGCAATGTTTGCGTACAATCCTTTCCTAGCCACTACGATCTCCTCGACTTAGTTCCTGAACACTTCCAACGCTTCCTAGACAATCTCAGCGGCGAGTTTGGATTTGCAGCCGCCTTGGGATGCTTTTTCATCTGACCGGCAGATCTAGCGCAGTACGCGTCACCCTTCTTGGTCCCGGGCTTAACTCTAGCGCCGCCACCTCTGGCCCGACCGGCCTGACCGTAGCTTACCTTCTTGCCAGTAGAGGTGACCTTAACCTTTGCCTTACCCTTTGCCGGTGTAGCCATTTTATATCCCTGCGGTTGCGCTCATGCTAATTGACCCTGTCGCCAAAATATTGGTTAGCGTTGCCGTCTCTGCAATTTCAACAGTACACTGGTTGTTTAGATTTCCAGAGGTTGTCGTTAAACCCCAGTAGTAAGAAATACCTAACGGTAGCCAAGTAGAGACCAAAGCTGATCCAGCTTGGTTTGGGGCCGTTCCGCTCGTAACAGTCAATCTTATTGAGTAGTCTGAATTAACCCCACCACCAATTAGCCAAGTGTAAGTCTCACCGTTAACTGTGGCAGTAACGACAATTGTTCCAGAGGCGTTAGCAGTGAATGTTACTGTCGCGGCGCTGGGAGAGGTTGCAAGCGCGGCATAAAAGTTATCCTTTAGATACGCGGACAACGTACCAGAGGATACAGTGCCAGATGCTGTGCGAGCAGCAAAACTCATGAAAGATCCTTGATCATCGAAGCGTACCAGTCCGTCCCTATGTAGGTGATGACTAGCAAATCAACTGCATTTGAGTTAGTTGACAGGACCGATGCCGTACCGCCGGGCCACTTAAAGCTCGCAGGCCACGCCATCGTTCGATTGCCGGTTGCGTCCTGAGTGAACAGAATATTCACGGTTTGACCCTGCGCCGGGTTGCTCAAAGTAAGCGTAGTCACGTTTTCGGTTAATGTGCTAGTAAACACGTTGCTGTCAACCATATCCAAGGTCAACACCCCACCAGTGCTTGAGCCTGCGACCGGAGCCGTCTGAGCGTGTCCGGTGAAGTTAGCACCGTCAATGGTTGGGTCAGCGTTAAATACGTTCAGCCCGGTCCCAGTTTCGTCTGTGAGCGCGCTCGCCAAGTTTGCGCTGCTGGGAGTAGCCAAGAACGTAGAGACGTTCGCGCCAAGTCCAGAGACTCCGGTTGAAACCGGCAGGCCAGTACAGTTCGTCAGTGTTCCTGACGTTGGCGTTCCGAGGATGGGCGTGACCAGTGTTGGGCTGGTGTTAAATACTGCTAGTCCTGTGCCAGTCTCGTCGCTGATTGCTGCCGCTAACTCTGCGGAGGTCGCGGTAAACGTGTTGTTCGAAAAGCTCATCGTCTTATTGGTAAGAGTCTGAACGCCTGTGGTCGTTACAAGGTCGATGCCAGCAATTTGCAGGCTATTTACGATGGTGTACCAAGTTGACTGTAGTTCGTTAAACCGAATCGTAAATGAGCTACCCGCCCCTAACGAGGCAGGAACACCCACCAACGTCCCGCCATTGCCGTTGATCGTCAACGCGCTAATGGTTTGGGTTGATATGATGATGATTTCTTGACCGTCATAGCAGTCCGCTACCGGAGGCAACGTAACCGATCCAGCAGCGAACGTGCCAGTTGGATTCATGATTAGCCAAATGCTTTGAGATGCTGCGCCCAGAGCAATGTTAAATCCCGAATTAGTCGGAGCGTTAATTACAACGGTGTAGTTGGGATCAGCAAACGTAGTCTGAAAGTAATCGATCAGAGTGCTGATTGATGCCTTGCGGGCATCGCCGTTGCTTGTCGCGTAAACTGGTAACTGATCACCGCCCGATAGGGTCGTAATCGTGGGCAGTTGATTGATCGTGGGCATGTCAGCCTCCTCAGTTGTATTCTAGTGGACCGTCTTCGCCAGCAAGTACCGGGTCAACAGGTCTTCGTAAATAATTGTCATCGTAGTTACGCCAAGGCTTGTTACCAGCACCGGCTGGCATCGTTCTGGGCAGTTGCTGCTCGTAGGGCTGTGCAAATGCTTGCAGAACCGTGTTGTAAGCCATCTTAGCGATGCCCTTAGTGTCAGGCATAATGCCCTTACCAAAGCTTGGAGCGATCCTAATGCCTAAATTTGTGTAGATTGCCTCGTTCGCCAGATCTGGAACGTAGGTTTGATCATCTAATCGACTGTCACCGGGCGATAGCGGGAGCGGGTATCCTAGCCTAAGTCCTTTGGCGTTCCACTCAGCCATCATTGCGTCCAATCGACGCAACGCGGCTTGCAATTGCTCTGGAGTCAAGTCGAAGACGTAGGACGCAAGCCCTACCTCCTCAAATGCTTGCTCGATGTACTCGCGCTTAGTCCAGCCCATTTAAAGCTCCCAACGCCTCTTGAATTTTTTGCGACAGCTTATTATCAGAGGTTCTACCATCAAACTTCAAGCCTAATTCCTTAGCCTTTTCTTCAAGCTCTAATCTAAGTGGTGGTGCGTTATCGTCTGGGATGACCGGCTGAGCTGAGGTCACAACCTTTGGCGCAATGGCATCAGCCAATGTTTCGTGCCATCCGTCTGCTAGTTTGGCGTCCAACTCCTCTTGAGTTTTAACGCCAACATATGAATATGTTTTGCCTTCGGGTCCAAAGTGATCGCCCGGGGACTTGTACAGTAGTGTTGGGTTCATTTCTTGGCCTTTTTCTTTGCTCTTCGCGCAGTGCTCAACGCAATTGCTACCGCCTGCTTTTTCGGCTTACCGGCCTTCATCTCTGTCTTGATGTTTTTTGAAATACTGCTTTTAGAGTAACCCTTTTTCAGCGGCATAATGCCCTCCTGAAATAGAGCGGGGGAAAACCCCCGCCCATTTTTCACACATTTTAAGTCTGGCTGAACAACATGATACCAGACATCTCTGGCTGCTTGTTCACTACACCAAACAACGTGTCGCACCGATACTTGGTGGTCATCGTGTTGATGTCGTAGAACTTTTGCATAACCAGCTCAATGCCGTTATCAGTGGTTCCGCGCAGTACAGCAGTGCCTGCATCAGAAGGTATAGCGTACCGTCCGGGCAACAACTCCAGTGAATCACGCTGCCAGAATGGGTTTACAGATGCTGTAACCGTGTTCAGGAAGGTAATTGCTGCGTTAGCAGCAGGAGTTACGATGCAGTTTTGGTACTGAGCACTTGCGTCAGACGCGACTTGGTTTGAAATAATCCCCGGAGAGATAACCATAGTCGTACCGTTCGTTACCGAAATAACGCGGAAAGTCTTGAGCTGTCCAGTGGACTGCTTCGTGATGTGGTGAACAGCTTCTACACCAGCGATTGTGAAACAGTCACCAGCGGCTACACCAGTCGTGCTGGGAAGTGTCACAGTCTGGTATCTGTTATCCACGTTAGTGGTTCCACCAGTGACAGTCTGAGTCGCAGCAGGAACGAGGTAGTTCCCAGCACCATTTTGCGTGTCGATAGTCAAACCAGTACCAGCAGCAGCAGTCAGTCGGTTAGCATAGTCAAGCTTCA